CCTTAGGATCCCACTTACTATTTTCTTTAGAGTAAAGCTCTACTAAGCAATAAGCTTCTGTGAAATCATTTAATTGTATGAGTATGTATTGTTTGTAATGCGTAGGTTTGTAATTATCAGCTGCAACGGAATCAGTCTTTACAAAGCAAAGATTAACTATGAATAAAGCGATCCCAACTAGCCAGCACCTTGCGAGCTTTCCCTGTCGGGCTCGCCTTGTGGCTTTGTGAGCCACTGCTACACTAGAGCCTAGCACGCTGTGTCAAATCCATTACTAAAACCGCAGGTCAGACGGCGTGGCGAAGTATGGCACAATATCATCAAGATCAACCCAAGATTCATCCCAACCACCTTCACTCATATAGACATCCAACCTATGTACTGTGAATCAGGATTATCTATAAGCCACTGCTCACGCAAAGCATTCTGCTTAGACCAATCAATATCTGTAGATTCGCTCACTTCTGACCACCCCATCCACCACCCTTGAAAATAAGCCCTGGTGCTGAGTAAACCCTGCTCATTTGCAAATCACATTTAGGACAATTCATCGGACCAATATCATCATCATAAGATTTATGTATTGATCCATAAGTGCCACATTCATTACAGCTATATTCATACGTTGGCATTAGCGCACCTTGTATTCTGTAAAATTGATTAACGCTGCTGCATTGGCTTTACCAAAGGCAAACATAAATGTAACTGCTGGTATACCCACAGAAGATCCATCTAGTCGGTCAAACTTTAAGCGCTTATCATTTAATATCACACCATCAGCTAGATTCCATAAATCTTTGGCCCACTGGCTTTGACTGATACGCACTAGCCCAATGCCGTTGCCGTGCTGAGCCAGTCTTTCCATAAATGGCCGTGGATTACTAAATGGTGGATTTACCCAGACATTACCAAACCATTCTTTAGATAACCCATCGTCTTCTGCGGTGTAGTAAGACTTGATAGGTGCATCTTTAATGCCACCAACAGGTGAGCAAGGATCTAAATCAAACTCCACATTAAGTGTGTCAAATATCCATTTAGGCGTATATCTTTCATCGGTCTCTTTCATTTAGCTCCAATCAATTGGCAAGTGTGGCAGACCACGGCAATAAACTTCCAACTACCACACTTATCACATCTGGATATATCGCTATCTGGTATATCCAAAGCTTCGGCTATATTCTTAACGCCTACGCACCCACAATCCATACACTGATACGCCTTAAATCCATCTGGCATATCTAACTGATCGAGCCATAAGAACTCGGTCTTGCGACTGCAACCATTACATTTAAACTGTGTGTGCATTATGGTAAACTCCTTATTGAATACAGCGACACTGTGTACAAACCAAGTAAGTACCATCGTGGATTAACCTGTCATCATTACAGGCCATACACTTGTCATTTGTTGGCTCTATGGTTATCTTGTCATTTTCCAAACGTGCTAGATAACCTGAGCCATCAATAATTTCTACATATCCCATTTATTCACCCCCATCCCAATACCAAGATCCTGCAGCTGTGAGTTTGTGCCATCTTGCATCACACTGCTGATCTTTGGGCGCGCTGCAAACATAACCGAAATAAGGTTTACCTGTCTTGGCTGTGCCTTCTTTCAAAATCATCGCACCGTGTTTGCATTCTTGTTGCTTTGGTGGCAACGGTATAGCTTCTACTGCATCACCCACTGACCAAACAGTTGGTTCTTTTTTGTCTTCTGCAAACGATGCACGCAACACATTTTCTACAGCCCTAGCTCTCGTTCCTGGTGGAGAATAATTTGCGACTCTTTCCATCTCAGTTCGGCTAGGTCTTGCGCCTTTTTTCGAATAGATGTAGTTAGCCAAAGCACGCCCGATTGCTGAACTTTCTGCAAGTTCGCAAGCAAACTTATTGAAGCTGCTACCAGTGCGGATCTCTGACGCCCAACCAGTCGCAACTGGCACCGCATCAGCTGTAGTTCGGTATAAGCGAGCCACAAACACAAACTCATCTGGATTAGCATTCGGCCTATTAACCAATTCTGTTTGAATAGACCCGTCTTCATTCTCTTTCCACCATTTCTCCAAACGTTCTTCAACTGTTTCATATTGGCTCAAATCAAATCCCATTAGTCATCCCCCCAGGTAAATGCGACATCGAGTTCTGCTTCCAGCACGGTCTGGTATATCGAAATGTAAGCAATAGCGTCTTTGATGCTGTCCTCGTGCTTTGGAGATTCACTAATCCGAGAAATCTTGACGAGTGCCATACATAATGCAACTTGACTAGGTGTAACTGGATGGTCGAGGTATGCAGACCAGAGCTCACTGATCCGCTTATGGTTTGTGTAAGGATGACCGTAGACCGCTCCCCTTGAATGCACCAGATCGACAACATCGGCTAGCAGCTTCTCAGTTTTTGTCATAGTCAAATACCTGGTCTGACTTTGATTTATTTTCAATCATTCTTCTGTGCATATCCCAGCCATCTTTACGGCCTAGCCAGTAATATCTAGTTTCTGCATTTTCTTTAACTACGTTAATTAACCAGCCAACCATCAATACACCGATGGATGCATAACATACTGCGTAGAATATATCTATCGTAACCATATAGCCCTAACTGTCCGCATACTTTGCGGTACAGCCATAGTGTTGCACTTGTGTATGACTTTGTGGATTATTTAAGGGCGTATTTGTATAACGTTTTGGTAACGATGTTACCCGTAGTACCTGCCCAAAGCTGTAAATGAGCCATCCTTATTAACTGGCACCAGGGTCGGTGTCAGGGTCTTTCCTACGGCTTCTAGTATAGCAAAGCCACCCTGCCAATTTGCAGCAGAATAACGCAAATAAGAGGCTTTCTGTCGGTTCATTAGGTTTCCTACCTCAACCCCATATAATGGCCTGTAATGGCTTCCTATGGCCTCTGAATAGGCACTCATACCCAATCTGTGGGTGTGGCCACAAACTACTGACTTACCCCATTTTTTAGCCAAGTTTAAAGCTGTAATTCCAGCGTGTTGGCTCATATTGCCTTCATCACCGTGGGCCAATACCCAGCCAGGATGAAACTCATATGCTGTCTTATGGTAGGTCATACCCATTTCAGCAAAGCCCATAAACTTTGGGTATTGCAGCTCAGGTAGGCTCAATAAGCCAGGTGTTTTTAGAAGAGTATTAAATAAGCGATCAGAATGATTAGACCTGATGATATGACACTCACGGCTGTACTCGCTGAGATCCCAAAGAATCTGCTTACATAACTCACGGTCAGCGTGGATAGTTTGCTCATAAGCCAAAGGTGTTTTTTCAGCCCATCGACTAATAGTTTGAAAATCCATTTCATCGCCAACCACCAATACTGAATCAAATCGCTCACGCTTGGCTAATTTCTTTAAATTCTTGATTGCTGGATCCAGTTGGTATGGAGCCTGGATATCTGAGATTACTAACCAACGCTTAATCTTCATCCTCATCTGGAGTAGGAATAGTTGGGATAATGCCATCTTCGCCGACTACCCAGTCAGGCATTGATGATGGACTATCCATTAAATACAGGCATACAGATTCTGAAAATCCAGCCTTACGTGCAGCTTTGAACATCTCATGCTTAGCAATATAAAACACTTCTAGTTTAGATAAAGGGTCGGGTGATTTACGTACCACACGCCTGTTAATCTTCTTTCGTTTACGAGTGCTAGCCATAATAAAATTATGACTTACTAATTAAGATAAAGAGATCATCGACACGCTTTTCTAATCTATCAATAGAGTCACGCAAACTTGTGCCTGAATTGGGTTTGAGTTCAGATAAGTAGGATTTAATAACCCAGCGTAGACCCACTAATAAACTTGTTAATATAGCGCAAACGCCAACACCTAAACCAACCCACTCGTTCAGGCTCATGCTTCATCGGCACCGATGCCATAAGCATTATCGGATTTGTCTAAAGCCCTAACCGCTGGGCCTGCTAGAGCTGAGATAACTACAGCTACAACAGGATCTAATCCCAGTTCATTACTTGCTAAGAATGTTAAGAATGAAACCAATACGCCACGTGCGTATGACTTCAGTACAGCCTGTTGCTTCTTGCTTATCTTCATATCTTGCCCCCTATTAGTGGTATGTCGAACGCTGTGCCATTTAAATCACCTAGTGTTGTAAAGCTGATATGTATGTGCTTCTTATGTGGGTTAATGCCTTTGTACTTACGCCACTTCCAATTTAATATCTTCGAGCATATTCTCCCGTTAAAGATGACGTATGATATGCGTGGATCCGATTTGGCTGCGATTCTGATCTGGTCAGCCAGATAAGGTGCGAGGCTGTCGGATGACTCCAACCTAGAATTAAGATCAAGACCTCTGACCCACCCAAACCTGTCTGGATTATGATCCGATTTTCTGGCGGAGTGACGACTATCGCCCAACCATCCTTCTGGACTTTTAGTACACCGATCTGGAAACCACGTATCAACTTGCTCTCTTAACTGCACACCAGCTGCACATAGTTTCGGTTTCATTCGCACAATT